GGCTAAGTTAAAAGACTTTGAGAAAGAAGATAATACGAAAGGATCACAAGAACTTGCATGTACTGCAGGGGTATGTGAGTTGGTGGATATATAATGAAAGAAAGTAAACCTGCAATAGCCTCAGCTGATGTTGAATTAATTAGAAAGGTGATAGCTTACTACCTTAAGTATGCATCACCTCCTAATAAAGAATTAGAAGAAAAGTTATTATCCCTTCATCATAGAGTAGGAAGAATAGAATGAACTTAAGATTACCAAAAGATGATAGACACTTTCAACATTATCTAAAGACAGTAGGTCCAGAGTATCAAAAGAAACATAGAGATTATTCTCTTAGCTTTGTAAAAGAACATGACATAGCTGTTGATGTTGGTGCTCATGTAGGAACATGGGCTATAGACCTTGAGAAAGTTTTTAATAAAGTAATTTGTTTTGAACCTATAGAAGAACATCGAGACTGTCTCATGGAAAACATTCAACATCCTGATAAAGTAATTGTAATAGGTACAGCTCTTGGAGACCATGAAGAAGATGTTGTCTTCCTTGATTATGACACACCAGATAATAGTGGTACTGCTAGTATCAGAACAGAAGGTAAGTATAGATGTAAGATGAGAACCTTTGACTCTTATAATATAAAGAAGATAAACTATCTGAAGGTAGACATAGAAGGTTACGAACTAAACTTTCTAAGGGGTGCAAAAGAAACTATCATGAGAACTAAGCCTGTCATCAACATAGAAATTAAACCAAGTGTTGATGCTCATCTTGTTATGTCTTATCTCTCTGATGAATTAGGTATGACCTTTCAAGGCAGGACTATTAAAGACTATGTATATATGTACACTTGACAAATGCTTTTCCAATCCCCATATATAGTAGGGAAAGGAGAAACAAATGTTTCATTATTATGTAGACCAACCAGCTGTCCCTCAAAAAGTTATTGAGAAAAGATGGCAACAAGATATCGAAGGTAAGATAGAAAGTCTTGAAGACTATAAGAAAGAGATTGATAAAAAAATCAAGGCATATAAGGCTGACTTAAAGGCTATTCAATAAAATTATACCTCCTGCTTCATATTTTTACTCCATAAATGAGGCAGGAGTATCCTTTGAGCACCTTCGGTATACCATACTACCCTGACAATACGACTTCTTTTGTGTGCTTACTGTACATCCAGCAAATAGATTCTTATTCTTCTTCGAAGAAATCTTTAACTATATCTAAACCTTCTTGTGATTCAGCTACTTTTTTTACTTGAGCTATAAATTCTTGAGCAACATTACTATGTTCTCCTATACCACTAGGTTTATCTAAATATATTTGAGCATTTGCTACAGCCATATCTCTTTCAGATTCAAAGTGTTTGATTGCTGCATTAATTATAAGGTCTTTATGTGTCATTAACATCTCCATCTTTTGCGTGCCTGTCTCAATCTTGAGTTAGGATTCTTTGCAGCCTTCGGGAACTTCTTCATTTGCCCTGCTGATCGAGCACAATAGCTCTTTCTTCTCGCTGCATCTTTACCTGTAGGATTCTTCTTGGTAACAGCAGTCTTTAATTTACTGCCCGGATTCTGCCTACGATACTTAGCAACTCCCTTGGCTGATAGCCCAGCACCTTTCTTGGTAGGTCTCTTTGCTCCACTACCAATGGTCATTCCCTTCATGTTGCTCTTAGCTCTTGCCACGTTTAGGGAATCCCTTCTTCATATTTGCATATGCCTTTGCACTAATAGTACTCTTCTTCTTAGTACGACTTATACCTTTTTTCTTTCTAGCATTTATGTTTGCATAGAGTCCTTTTGCTTTAGCCATTCGTCTGCCCACTCCTGTTGATTATTAACTTCAGTCTTACACTCACAACTCTCACCACAAAGACACACTTCTCCTGTGCATTCTGGATTACCACACTTACATTCTACTTGCATAGTTCCTCCCATGATTCGTTGTGTATTAAAATCTGTCTTGCTGTACCATTGGTTAGTCTATCATCATCATGTATTAATATAGGATCTAACAAAGAACATGAGTCAGTCACTACGTTTCCACCTGTCAAGCAGCTTGTGAGTAACATCACTAATGGAAGTACGAGCAACGTCTTGTTTAATTTTATTCTTTTTTTTCTTAAGCTTTTCAATTTTTAATAAACCTTTTTTAACAGCTGCATCAGCTCCTGCTTTCCTCATTAATATGAAAGGTAGGATTTTAGTAATAAGATTAGCTAGAGCTGATACAAAAGAAAACATGTACTAGATTTCTGCACATGCATAACAGTTAATCTCAAGACCAACAGCTACTTCTTTTATACTAGGTGTTTTCCACATAGAATTATTCCTTCCCTGTTTGTTTAGCTCTACCAATATTAAGAGCTGACCATTCAAGTACCTTATATATTTTACCAAGTACTGAATCTGGATTAGGAGTTCTGGTACCAGCTACTATTACACTAGCTATAGTTATTATAGATGTAACAGTTGCTATTATCTCAGGTGCCATTGCCCAAATTTGTTGTATCATTCCTACTTCTTCCATTATTCGTATTCCTCCATAGTCGTTAAAGAATCTGCATGTATCTTATGTATCATTGTCTGTAAAGTAAATGACAACTCTACCATTTTAATTGAACCAGCAAAGTAATCCATTGTAGGCTTATCCTTATCAAACATAAGTACTATGAGCCCTTCAATGTCTCCGGAATCAATCTTTCCTTGTAACATAGTAACACATTTCTGTATCATTTCCAATGCTTCTACCTTACCAGTTGGAGTTAAATCTCCTGTCTCTTTGTTAACACTAATAGTTTTACCTGTAAAATCAAGAACATCAGCCATATAATACATCCTTATAGTTAGGTGATAGCTTCTTACTACCATTAGTTTTCCATAGAGTTCCCCCTAATCCTTCACCATGAATAGAAAGAGTAATGTCTTTAGGTCTTGTATCAAAGAACTTCTCTAAGTCTTGAGCACCAGCCAGTAATTCTCCTGTCGTCCAGAAGTGTTCGTTATCCACATTAACTTTAAGAAAAGCTTTCTGACCTTCATCATCTAGTTTCTCTGGTTGTTTAGGTTCTTCTTTTAAACTAAAGTCAAAGCCATGTAGTTTAAAGTCTCTGAATCCTAGGGTATGCATGATAGATACACTACGCATAGCAGCATTAGTACCACCAGTAATCCATGTTATAGACTTATCCATACCGGGAACTCCTTGAGCTACTGCCTCACTATATGCGTGCCATCCTATAATCTGTGCGTGCTTCTCTCTTAATAGATTAGTTACAGATACATCTGTCATACCAGCCACTAAGAATAAAGTAGAAGGGTCAACTGTTTTAAATAAATCTGTTCTTACTATACCATGAGTAGACAATCCTGTTACTGGTCTTGGGTCTAGTATGGTACATATCCAAGGTTTAATACCATGAGATAATAATATAGGATAAGAATGTTTAACACATACTACCTTAGCTTTAGGATTTTCTTTTATCTGTTTCTTAATCAACTCTATATCTAATGAAGGACCAGCAGACACTAGAATAATTGATTCATCATTAGCTACACAACTATGATTCATCCACTTAGGCAGTATCTTTAAGTTCTCTTTAATATTATTAAGTATATGTTCCTTTGGCATACTATCTTTAGGAGTTACTACGATAGGAACCTTTGGTTGAAATATATTTTCTTTCTTATCACACACTATAACTAAACCAATAAGACCTGTACCTAAACAAGGATCACTACTACGTAAAACAGAATTAGGTTTAGTAATTTTTTCTACTACTTGATTAACACCACAGTATTCATCATCAGGTTTCTTACCACGTTTATCTTTACCAAAGTAATCATCAAAGATAACTTGAGGATTATGTTTAAGCATTTCATAAGTATGATGAACAGTATCATAAGATGTACCACCACCTATCAATACAAAGTCAGCATTGATTTTTTCTTTAAGAGTTTCTTTAACATCACCCTTGTAGAGTTTATAAGTAAGAGTCTTTCCTTTTTCTTTTAATGTAAGAGCTAAACTTTTTAATTTCTTTTCTGCTTTCTTCAAGGTGAAAGCTTGTTTATTGTTAAACTCTTTAAGGTTTAGTTCAGGAGTAGTCTCTTCAAATAAATCATAACCAATATAATGTACTGCATCTGTATGTTTTAATGCATGATGAATCATCATAAGAGCACGAGCTCCTGTATTAGTACCTGTCTCTATAATTGTTTTAGGTTTGTAATGATCGACCATATCTCCTACAAATTTATAACGAGGAGGTAATGCATTATCATCTTTCTTCATGCCTTTATTATGATACATAACATCATTTAATAATGACTGACCGAAGGCATCAATACCTTTTACATTAGGTGTTAAGTTGTCTGCTATTAAACCATGAGCTTTATGTACAATAAGAAGCCTATCAAATATAAAACCATCATGCCATTCTCTATAAGCTATAGTTTCTCCAGCATCATAACATCCCCTGAAGTCTTCAAGAAATTCTTTACCCATCATACTTTTTAAATTAATACCTATGAAAGAAGTTTCACTATAGTCTATATCATTTCTTCCTAGATGTACTATATCTTTATCGCCTGAACAAACCTTATTTAAAAAGTTTAAAGTAATAGGAGAGTGTGTTACTGTGTCAGCATCTAACCAGATCAACCAGTTAGTATCACCATAATGATTACGAGCTGATGATGTTAAAGCATATACTTTATGACACCACTTAATACAATCTCTCTTCCAATCATAAGGAGTTTTATTAGTAGCAGTACTACTATACTTACTCATCCTCTCTCTGTAGCTAAGCATATCTTTATCATCATTTAAATTTTTGTATGTAATGTTCTTAGCTTTAGGTGCAGACTTAGGTAATTCAAAGTCATGATACCATGCTTCCAGTTGTATATCTTTATCCCAATACTTTTTAAAAGTCTTGAGCATTTCTTGTGCATACTTATCATACCCTTCTTTACTGAAGGATGTAACTATTGTGTAACTCATATTTTAAATCTTCCTCTAATGCTATTTAAATGTTCTACTTCATTGAGCCATTCTTTGGCATACTCAGTCTCTCTATAATTGCTAAGCCAAGGTCCACCAAGGCTGTAATGAACAGCTTTAACCACGTTAGTATCTGGGCTGACACTAGGTACATAGTTCCAACTGTGAGGTAGAGCACCAATGTCAGAAGAATCCAACCAACCAAATTGATGGAGATAAGAACCATCAGAGTGATTAGCTTGAGTCTTATCCATCCTTTTGTTTTTAGAATGCCCAAGATTCCAGAGAACCATTGACGACCATAGTTTTTTATTGTAGTTTTGTTGAACCATTCCATCCATCTTTATCCCTTCATCAGGATTATAATCATGCTTGACACACATGACTGCATAATCGTTATTAGCCATATCAAATAACTCAGCAACGTCAGAACGAAAAAGAAAATCACAGTCAACAAACAATGCCCATCCTTCTGTCATTCCATTACGTCTACATATTTCAGGCACCAAGAACCTAGTGTGAGAGAACTCAGTAGAGAATGGTTTACCATCTGTGATATCTCTGTACTGTCCATCACCCTGTATATTCCAAGGCCTATCAAAGAGTCCTTGTCTTCGTAACTCTCTGTGTTCTAATTTAATTATATCTACGGGAGCAGAAGAGTGCCTCCTTATGGAATGCTTACACACTTCATAGGGCACATGCTCACGAGAATCATATCCAATAAAGATTCGTAACATGTTGTTTCCTTTCATGTACGTATTGTATTAGATATTAGGGAGGCTCACAAGGAAAAGTTATTTATACCAACTTTTTAATGCTTCGTTTCGCATTATTTCAGCATACCTTCCTTCAAATCCTTTAGGTGTAGCTGTTAAAATACTTGGGTCTGCTCTTCCAGTTTTAATTAGTACAAATTTCTGTGCTTTTTCCATTGCATTTTTAACTAATGTTCCATTTGGATCAAGCATGTTCTCTACATTTACTATCCCATCTGTAGTGCTATTTATAATGCTTTGGTCCCAGTCATTCATTCTTTCTATTTTTTTCAAAATCTCTGCATATATTCTGTCTGCCTTGTCACCATCTCCTTGATCGTATGCTATGTAATAATTAGAA